CCGAGGGCGAGCGGAGCGGCGGCAAGGTCCACGAGTGGTCGCTCAGGCCGGGCAAGCCAGACAACCACTGGTTTGACTGCCTGGTGGGGTGCTGTGTTGGGGCGTCGCGTTGCGGCGTGACGCTGGTAGGCCAGCACGTGACTGTGCAACGGAAACGCAAACGGTACACGCAGGCAGATTTGCGGAGGCGAGCATGAGCGAACCGGTCGGGTTGGAATGTCCGCGTTGCGGTTGCCGGCACTTCGAGACGGTGAAGACGACGCGCCGCGCGGAGATGGTCATTCGCCGCAAGGAATGCCGACATTGCGGGGCCAGGATCACGACGCGCGAACAGACGGTTTCGTCTTCGTAGGGTATACCGGTATACCCTTTTTGGTTTTCCACTTGGATTTCATTCGTCTCGTCCATATAGAAGTATATGGCGGACGAACTTCTCGATCAGATCGAGGACAATGCGTCTGCTCCGGCCAAGGCATCTGATGATGCCGGAAGCATGGAGCAGCACTCTCTGCGCGACCAGATTGCGTTCCACAAGTACAGGGCTGCGGCCGGCATCACGGACCCGCGAAAGGCGCTCTTGCGGTTCAAGATCGCCAACGGGGGGGCCGTATGATGTGGCCCTGGTCCAAGCCTCAGCCGACGGTGCGTGTGGTGCCGATGCGCGTGCGCGGTCGTTACGATGCAGCGCAGACCACTGCTGAGAACCGCCGACACTGGGCCAACGCCGACGCCCTGGATGCCCGGTCCGCTAACTCGCTTTCAGTTCGCAAGGCCCTGCGCGAACGGTCCCGCTACGAGATTGCCAACAACACCTACGCCAAGGGCATGGTGCTGACTCTGGCCAATGACATCGTCGGCACTGGCCCGCGCCTGCAACTGCTGAGCGGCAACGAGGAACTGAACGCCAGGCTTGAAGATGAGTGGGCCAACTGGACCATTGTTCGCGACCTGGCGGACAAGCTCCGAACGATGGTCATGGCTCGTGTCGGGGATGGCGAGGGCTTTGGGAAGCTCATCGACAATCCGCGACAGGGCCTGCTTGCGTCGCTGGACGTGCGGTTGATCGAGGCCGATCAGGTGACCGAGGATTCGCTCGCGTCTGGCTGGCCAGACCACACTGACGGAATCCGGTACGACGCCAACGGCAACCCAATCAGCTACACGATCCTCGATGAGCATCCCGGAAGCTCGCTCGGCTCGATCAGCAAGGGCCGGTCTGTTCCTGCCCGCGACGTGGTCCACCTGTTCCGTGCCGACCGGCCGGGGCAGTTGCGAGGCATTCCAGAGATTACTCCCGCCCTGCCCCTCTTCGCCCAGTTGCGGCGGTACACGCTGGCGGTCATTCAGGCTGCTGAGGCTGCTGCCGATTTTGCTGTCATCATGAAGACCAACATGCCTCCTGGTGAAGCGGCCGAGATGGACGGCCAGTGGCTGGAAATGGAGATGCAGCGCGGCCAGATGGTCTTTGCCCCAGAGGGGTGGGACCCAGCGCAGATGAAGGCCGAGCAGCCGACCACAAGCTACGCCGACTTCAAGCACGAAATCCTGAACGAGATCGCCCGCTGTCTGAACATGCCGTTCAACATCGCCGCCGGCAACTCGTCTGGCTACAACTATTCGTCCGGACGCCTGGATCACCAGACCTACTATCGCAGCATTCGAATCGGCCAGAACCAGCTAGAGCGCGTGGTGATGGACCGTCTCTTTTCCGCGTGGTTGCTCGAGGTGTCGCTGCACCTGGACCTTCCAGCGACGCCATTGCGGCACCACTGGTTCTGGGACGGGCAGGAGCATGTGGACCCGGCCAAGGATGCCAATGCCCAGGCCACGCGGCTGAAGAGCCACACGACTACGCTTGCGACGGAGTACGCCAAGCAGGGCAAGGACTGGGAAGAGGAACTCAAGCAGCGCGGCAAAGAGAAAGCCTTGATGGATCAGCTTGGGCTGACTGACGCCGACGCGCAGCCGTGGCAGGATCGAGACGAGGAGGACGAAGTTGATGAGTAAGCGCAAGCATACGAAGAGCCGTGCATGGGTACTCGCGTCGGGCGGCACGGCTCCGACGCAGTTGTCGTTGACCGGGTCGGCGTCGCTGACGATTGAGGCGTCCGCCGATGGCGAGGCGCCGAAGCGGCCGACGTTCGAGATTGACGCCTACAACGGCGGCGCTCTGCGGCTTGCCGGATGGTATCGGCCGGTGGTGGTGGACCTGGCGGGGCTTCGGGCTGGGGCGCAGACGACCGTCCTGCTGGACCACGACCGGGCGCAGATCGTCGGCCAGGGCAAGGCGACGATCACGCCCAAGGGCATCACCGTGAGCGGCGTGATCACGGGCGACTACTCGGACAAGAGCGAGCCGGCCGGCAAGGTCACCTTGCACGCCAAGGGCGGCTTCGCGTGGGCCGCGAGCATCGGGGCGAGTGTGGATCGCGTTGAGAGCATTGAGGCTGGGGCGAAGGTCACGGTGAACGGGCAGGAATTTTCGGGACCGCTGGCGGTTGTTCGCGCCGGTCGGCTTGGCGAGGTTAGTTTCGTGGGTGTCGGCGCGGACGAGACCGCGTCCGCAAAGGTTGCGGCAACGGCCGCTGGAGGAATGGACATGGACTTTTCTGCATGGTTGAAGGCGAAGGGGATCGACGAAGGCGGGCTGAGCGACGCAGCCAAGGCGGCGCTGAAGGCGTCGTATGACTTGCTCCAGATTACTCCGGAGCCGAAGCCGACCCAGAAGGTCACGGCCGAGATGCCAAGCCTCGACGCTCAGATCGCCGAGCGGCAGAGGAAACAGGACATTGAGGCTCTGGCCGCCAAGTATGGCGAGGGCGTCGATGTGGACACGTTGCGCAGGCTCCGCGAGATCGCGTCCGAGTGCATCGAGGCCAAACTCACGGTGCAGCAGAGCGAGCTTCGAATGCTCCGCGAGACGCGGTCTGTCGTCGCGGCGGTCGGTCGTTGCGGTGTTGGTCAACCCCCGTCCAACGCGGTCCTGGCCGCGAGCATGCTCCTGGCGTTGGGAGTGGACGACAACAAGCTCGCTAAGGATCGTGATTTCGGCGATTCGGTCGTGGAGGCCGCCTGGAAACAGCGGAAGACGTCGATCCACGGTCTGATTGCCTCGGCCTTGGCGGCCGATGGCATCCATGCTCCGCACGGCGGCGACGAGCTTTTCCACGCCGCGGTGAACCATTCCGTCAAGGCCGGATTCTCGACGGTGGACCTGTCGGGCATCCTCGGCACGGTCGGCAACAAGCTACTGCTGAACAGTTTCACGGCGATTGATGCGACATACGAGCGCATCGCTCAGCAGGCCGACTTCAACAACTTCCTGACCTACACGCAGTACCGCCTGGACCAGACCGGTGAGTTCGCTCAGGTGGCCCCTGACGGCGAGATCAAGCACGGGAAGCTGAGCGAGACAAGCTACACGAACAAGCTCGAAACCAGCGGTATGATGCTGACGCTGACGCGGCAGCAGATCGTCAACGACGATATGAACGCGCTGAACCAGTTGTTCGGCACGCTCGGCAAGTCGGCCAGGATCGCCGTGGAAGAGGCCCTCTACGGCAAAATCATGGAAGCGTCCGACGTGTTCTACACGTCCGTCCGCGGCAACAAGTTGACGTCGAACCCGCTGGGGGTGGATGGGCTGGCCGAGGCCGAAGCCGCGATGCTCTGCCTGGTGGACGCGAACGGCAAGCCGATCTATGCACAGCCGTCGATTCTTCTGGTTCCGGCGGCCTTGAAGTTCCGTGCGATGCAGCTCTACACCAGCGCGACGGTCAACGAGGCCGCGACGGCCGGTTCGCCGCAGGGCGTGGACAACCCGTATCAGGGCAAGTTCCGCGTCGAGACGAGCCCGTTCCTGTCGCTGGCGACGATGGCCGGCTACAGCGCCACGGGCTGGTATCTGCTGGCCGATCCGAACCTGATGCCGGCGTTCCAGGTCGCGTACCTGAGCGGCAAGCGGCAACCGACCATCGAGACGGCCGACGCCAGCTTCAACACGCTCGGCATGCAGATGCGGTGTTTCTTCGACTTCGGCGTGGCGCAGGTGGATTACCGCGGCGCCATTTCGAGCGATGCGTAATCAGGACGGTCACCCTGCGGCGGGGCTTTGTTCCTTTCACCCGCCGCGGGGTTGACTGACGAAAGGGCGACATGGGAATAACGATATCTCGGAGGTAGAGACATGGCTAATGTGCATCAGTTTCTTCAGAAAGGTCAGATGCTTGACTACACGCCCTCTGGGGCCGCGGTCACCGCTGGCAGTCTGATCCAGTTCGGCAGCCTGTCGGGCCTGTGCCCGCATGGCATTGCCGACGGCAAGCTCGGCTCGATCTGCGTCGAGGGCGTGATTCGCGCCCCGTTCGTCGGCGGCCTGGTGGGGTCGGTCGGCGACAACGTGTGGTGGGACGCCAACGGTACGCCCTACGGCGGGTCCGCCGACGGGGCTTGCACGCTCGACGCGACCGAGGGTGATTGGTGGATCGGCACTCTGGTTGCCGCGACCAGCGCCACCGGGGCAACGTGCGACGTCGCCCTGAACAAGATCAACCCGAATCTGCCGGCCTGGCAGAACCGGGCTCACATCAAGTCGGCCGTCGATGTGACGATGGTCGAGGCGACGCACTCGGGCGCGGTGATCCACATCACGGCCGACGCTAAGACGGTGACGCTGCCGGTCGGCGTGGTTGGCATGGAGTACATCGTGGTCAACGATGTGGCCGACGGCGGCGCACTGGTCACGGTGGACCTGAACGGCACGGAAATCTGCCGCGGGGCCAACCTGACCATCGCCAATGGCGAAGTGGCCAACAACACCAAGGCGACCGCGAAGCGCGGCGACTATCTGCACCTGGTCTGCACGGTCGCGGCCACGGCGTGGCGCTGCGTCGAGAAGCGCGGCATCTGGGCGGTGGCGTAGTCTCGGAGGCGGCAGTGACCGACTGGCGCACGACTAAAGCGGAGTGGCTCCGGGACATGCGGGCATCCCATATGTCCCGGAGCATCACTTACGCACGCGGCGATGACGAGGCGTCGATTGACGCCACGCCCATCCGTCCGCAAGCGATGGTGGACTCCGGCGGCGAGACGGTCAGTATCGAGGCCGGAAGCGGCGACTGGCTGATTGAGGCCGTGGCCCTGGTGCTCGACGGCAGCGAGACGTTGCCAGCGGCGGGCGACACGATCACGGACGATGACGGCACCTGGTCCGTGGTGGCTGAGCCGGGCTTGCCCGAATGGGAATGGCTCGATACGACACATATCACGCTGCGAGTGCGAACGAAGCTCACGGCGTAGGGAGCATCGAACATGGCGAGGAAATTCATCGGCAGCACGGACGTCGAGCAAGGGTCACAGGGCGACATCCTCGTTGATTCGGGCGTCATGAGTGCGCCCTACAAGATCAGCGTGACGAGTACAAGTGCCGCTTTGCCGGCGCTCATCGGTGCGACCATCCCGGCGAATCTGCTGGCGGTGGGCATCTTCCGGGCGGAGTCGTCGAGCGAGGTCATTCGCCATGCGTTCGGCACGGCGTCGGCGGCGTCCGCGGCGTGGCCCGAGGGCGCAGCGTCGGCGGCGATGACGAAGGCCAAGGCCGACACGCTGGAACTCTACGCGGCGAACACGACCGAAGCCACGGTGTGGCTCATTACACCGAGGGGGTAGACGCATGGGCGCAATCACGCTGAGCAAACGCACCAGCGGCATCCGTGCCGTGGCCAACGTCGCTGGCGTCGCGAGCGGGACGGCGGCGGAAGTGGCGGCGCGGGTTGTCGAGGGGGGATACTGGACATACCGCAAGCTCGTGACCTTGCGTCCTCCGGCAGATGCGGAGGTCACGACAGAGACCATGCTCATTTACCTTACTGACGCCGAGCTGCTGGGCGTGATCTGCGGTTCGGCCGACATGCGGATCATCCTCGACGACGGGGTGACGTCGCTGCCGTTCAGCATCGAGTCGATCACGCGGAAACTCGCCGTCATCGCCGTGCGCATTCCCCAAGGCACAGTTGCGGGCGAGTTGCTCACGGCGTACATCTACGCCGGGCGCACGGTGGACGAGACTGCATACCCGGTGATGGACTTCGGCACGGCGCTGACGGTGCCGCCCGCCAAGTTGGACTTGAGTTTCACGACCGGCTTGGCGATTGACCCCACCGACCAGAGCGTGCATCCCTACGCGCTCCGCGTCCCGGCGGATTCGTGGATGGCTTCGGACGGCATCGGGGGGACTGTCACGCACATCATGGCAGATACGCCGTATCCTGCCGGCGATGACGATTACGAGGCCACGTCACTGATGTACTCGACTGACGGGGGAGCGACGTGGGCCGAGTGGCCCGGCGTGACTAACCCGATGGAGCCTTCCCCCGCGGGGGCTGGCATCGTGTATGACCCGTGCATGATCATTACGGACGATGGCGCTCTAAGGGTGTACTACAACTATGACAGCGATGGGCTGGTCTATCGGGAGTTGACCGGCACCGACTTGTCCAACGTCACGGTAGGCAACCGTGTAGTCTGTACTGTGGCTGGCAGTATTGCCAGCCTTGTCGGCATCAGCATCGTGCGGCGCGGCGGTACGTGGTATCTTTTCGGCACCACGAGTAGCGGGGCGAACGTGGGTGCGTGGCAGCGACGGACCTCAACTGACGGCGAGTCGTGGAGTGATGCCGAGATCGTCATTCCAACCTGGAAGTTGGCTTCTCGCCGATGGTGGCACGGTGCAGTGACTGGCCCGTACCGAGGCGGGTGGTACTACCTCGTAGCCAGCGAGTTCAGCTTAACCGACGGTCCGGGAACCGGAGCCAATCCGCTCCGACTGTTCCGCAGCCGCGACCTAGATACATGGCAGATGTCACCCCAACTGCTGCTGACGCCGACAGGGGGCACGTGGGATCTGTTTTACCAAGCATGTCTCTATGAGCGGACAGACGGGCAAATTGCCCTGATATTTAGCGGAAAAGCGGCCGGACCCCCGATTACGTGGTTTGTGGGCCAGGTCTCGCCGGTGCCGGAACTGTCGGAAATGTACAACCACTCCAGCGACGTGTTCTTCGGCTATGGCAGCGACGTGTTGAAGCCAACGGCGGCCACCATGGTCTGTGTGTATGATTTTGCTGACGGTGACGCGATGGCGGATCTGTCTGCCGCCTCGGCAACCGTCTCGCTGGTCAACGCGCCAACACATGCGGCGCACGTCGGGTACATCTTCGCCAAGGCCAGCAAGCAGCGGGTGGTGTTGCCGTTCTCGCTCGCCAGCCTTGGTACGCAGTGGGCTATCGAGGTTGACTTCACCGTTCCCGCTAGCTTGCCTGGAGCCACGAATCATTTCGTCGCTTGCGAACGCACTGCCACCAAACACGCGATGCAGATATATATCTATCGCGACGACACCGACAAGGCCGGCAGATTAGACTTTGCCTATTACGACGAGGACGGCGCGGGAAAATACACCACACAGACGATGCCGGACTTGCGAGGCGGTCGGCACGTCGTGCGCATGGTGAATTCGTCCGGGGCGGCCACCACGCCTCGTAGCTTGTGGGTGTTCGTCGACGGGAAGCAGTACTACGCCTCATCTGTCACGCAGAACAAGGTGGCGATGGGAACCAGTACCACCCTGTCGCTCGGAGGCTACGCCATTGACAGTGATGCGGTGCACGGGGATGTCACGATCCATGCCATCAGGGTATGGTCATCGGTGCCGCGCATCTTCACGAGTGCCGTGCCAGGTGGTAACTGTGCCCCGGTGGTGGTGCCGGCGCTGGGCGTTGAGGCGCTGTAGCGCCGGTGTTAGGCTGCGAACTGAGGCGACAAGAGAGGGAGCACTGATGCCGGATCGGATGAACGGAGAGAGTTGCACGCGCAAACATGCGACATGGTTTGTGCCGTTCTTCGTCTGCCTCATCGGCATGGTCGTCACGGTGGTGGGCATCACGACGGGCAAGGCCGCACAAATGGACCTGGTGACACTTGATAATCGTGTGCGGCAGATGGAGGCGACCATCAGCCGGCAAGACGAGCGGCTGAAGCGGATCGAGGAAGACACGAAATGGATCAGAACGAAACTGGAGGCAAGGCCATGAAAGACTGGGTGCACAATCTCCTGAAGAAGATCGAGAGCGCGATTGACCACAACCGGTGGACGGCCCTGGCCGTGGTGCTGTGGCTGCTCTTCTCGGCGGTGCTCATCGGCTGCAGCGCTACCACCATCGGACCGTTGTCTGGCGAGCCGGTGACGCGGCAGCGTTTCGACGTCGAGGTCGGCGCTGCCACGTCGGCCTTGAAGGCCGAACAGATTCAGTTGCTCGCACGCATGGAAGAGCACAACGAGAAAATCGCGGCGCTGAATGCCGCGGTGGAACTCGGCTACGAAGACCTGGAGCGGCAGGAGGCCATGCGGGCGCAGCTCATCGAGTTGACCGCTGGCCTTGCCACCAGTGTGGTGGCCGGCACGATTACGCCGGCGGGCATCATCAACGCCATTGTGACGGCCGGGGCCTTGCTGGGCGTGGTGGGCGTGGCTGCGGACAACCGGCGCAAGGACGTCAAGATTGACGCGCTCAAAACCGAGCGCACCTCGACGGTCGTGAGGACGTAACCCCGGAGGGCCGCACGATGGCCCGACATCGGATGGTGGCGGCACGGACGGCGATGTGCCTGACGTGCCGCCTGAGAGACGCGACGTGTGCCCTGTGGCAACTGCCGGACGACCGGCGGCGAACGATCCTGAGCGACCCCAGGGCCTCGTGCCCGGTGAGCGCGTGGAGAGCGGAGACTACCTCGGATGACCAGTCCGATCATTGATCTTGTCAAGGCCGTGGCCGACGCCCTGGAGGCCGGCACGTTCAGCCAGGCGCTCAGTGTGGTGTCGCGGCGCTACGTGCCCAAGGGCGAGTTGACGGCGCTCTCGACACTGACTGTGCAGGTGGTTCCGCGAGGCATCACGCGCGAGGCGGTGGACCGTGGCGGCACGGAACGGCTGGCCATGCGTGTCGACGTGGCCATTCAGCGGACGGTGCCGGCGGGCGGCGGCGACGAGGACGACCCAGACGGTGCCGACGCCCTGATGGCGCTGGTGGAGGAAATCCACCAGTACCTGAAGACGGCCGATCTGAATCTGCCCTACACCTGGACCTGGTGTGAGAACGAGCCGCCCTATGCCGTCGAGCACCTGGAGCAGATGAACCTCTTCACGAGCGTTCTGACCTGCACGTGGGAAGGGGGCGGGTGATGCGGATCAACCTGAAGGTGACCCGTCAATTCTTCGACCGCGGGGCGGTGATGTCGGCCCTGGACAAGGCGACGCAGCGGGTGTTCGCGCGGTTCGGGGCGTTTGTGCGCCGCAGGGCCAAGTCGAGCATCCGCAAGCGGAAACGGACCAGTGCGCCAGGGCAGCCGCCGTCGAGTCACACGGGCCTGCTGAAGAAGTTCATCTTCTTCAGTTACGACCGCGAGGCGCAGTCCGTGGTCATCGGCCCCGAGCGGCTGAATCAGAAGAGCGGCGACGCGCCGCCGGCGCTGGAGTACGGCGGCACTAGCCGCGTGACCGAAGGCGGTCGACGCACGCGGATCATTCCCGTCCGTGAGCGGCCCTACATGGGACCGGCGTTCGAGTATGAGCAGCGAGAGAGCCTGCCCAAGATGTGGCGGGACAGCGTAACCAAGTAGCCATCGGAGGAACATGGACATGGCAGATTACGTGTTGGGGAAAGATGCCGTACTGTACCAGGGCACGGCGGCCGCCGCCTTGGGGTCGCTGACGGAGATGAGCAACGTCCGCGATGTGACGCTCTCCATGGAGGGCGAAGAGGCCGACGTGACGACACGTGCCGCCGGCGACTGGCGAGCGACGGCCGTGGCGTTCAAGACGATGACGCTGGAATGGGAGATGCTTTGGAAACCTGACGACGCCGGTTTCGAGGCGATCAAGGATGCGTTTCTGGATGGCACCGAAATCGAGCTTGCCGCACTGACCGGCGCAAGGGAAACCGCCAACAGCGAAGGGCCGAAGGGCACATTCGTTATTACCGGCTTCAGCCGCAACGAACCGCTGGGCGAAGGCGTGACCGTGAGCGTAACGGCCAAGCCGTCGCTGTTCGACGAGTGGGTGAAGGTGGCTGACGACACCGACAAGATCGGGCCGTTCACCTTGACGCTGGCGGCCGGGGCGGCGACGCTCGATCTGACGGCCATCCCCTACGGCGCTGGCACCTACGACGCCAGCACGAAGACGATGACCAGGATCAAGGTCACCAACAAAGGCGCAAACGAACTGGTGATCAGCGAGGGCGCGAGCAACGGCTACAAGCTGTTCGGCGGCGGCGGCGACCTCACGGTGCCGGCCGGCGTGACGGTGGACTATCCCCTGGCGGATGCCCAGGAGGTCGGCGCCAGCTACCTGGCCCTGGACCTGGCAGGCACCAGCACGCAGACCAGCACGTGGACGCTCTGGTTCGAGGACTGAGTCTGGCACACGCGAAAGGACACTGACTCATGAGGACGTTTGTTGATACGGCCCAACGATCCTGGCAGATCGCGATCACGCTGGACGCGGTGCGTCGGGTGCGCGATCTGCTGGGCGTGGACCTGTTGGGGTTGACCGACGGCGAGCCGCCCCTGCTGACCCGCCTGGGCACGGACATCGTGTTGCTGTGCGACGTCGTGTTCGCGATCGCAAAGCCCCAGGCCGACGCCGCGGGCGTGACTGACCAGCAGTTCGGCGAGTCGCTGGGCGGCGACGCCATCGCCGAGGCCGCGGAAGCGTTCTGGGGGGAGCTGACGGATTTTTTCCGGCGTCTCCGCCGGCAGGATCAGGCGGAGGCGATCACGGCGATGCAGACTGCCATGGCGGCGGCGGTGACGATGGCGGAAACCAGGATGACCCGTCTGAATGTGGCGGAACTCGTGGCGAACGCCTTTGGGACGCCGTCTGGCGGCTCTGCGGCATCGTCGGCATCGCCGACCCCGGACCGCTGACGCTTCGGCAACTGGTGTTGATGGCCGAAGGGCGGATGACGGCCGCTTGGGACCAGACGGCCCTTGTGGTGGCGACCGTGTTGAACGTCAACCGCGACCCGAAGAAGGGCAAGCCCGTCAACCCCGACGACATCAACCCGTACCGACGCGGCAAGCGACGCGAGGTCCGGGCTGCCAAGGCGGCATCGAAAGCCGACCTGAGTTTATGCCGCGAGGCGTTTGAGGCTATGCGACACCGGAGGTGAGACTGTGGCAAAAGCGGGAGCCATTCGCGCCGGGCGGGCGTTCGTCGAACTGTTCGCGGACGACTCGAAGCTGGTGCGCGGGCTGAATCAGGCCCAACTGAAATTGAAGCGATTCGGCACAGACATTGCCCGGATCGGAATGCAGGTGGCGGCGGCCGGCGCGGCCATGACCGGCGGCCTGGTGGCGGCTGGCATGCAGTTCGCCGCGATGGGCGACCAGATGGCCAAGATGAGCAAGCGCACCGGCCTGTCGGTCGAGGCGGTCTCGCAACTGGCCTATGCGGCCCGGCTCTCGGGCACGTCCATCGAATCGCTTGAAACTGGCGTCAAGCGGATGCAGCGGACCATCGACGACGCCGGCCGCGGGCTGACCACCGCGCAGTATGCCCTGGACGCCGTGGGCGAGTCCGCGGCGTCACTGGAGGGCCTGTCGCCCGAGGAGCAGTTCACGCGGCTCGCGGACGCCCTGAACGCCATTGACGACCCGAGTAAAAAGGCGGCTATCGCGCTGCAACTGTTCGGCCGCGCGGGCACCGAACTGTTGCCGATGCTGGACGACATGCGGGCGCTGCGGGCCGAGGCCGACCGGCTCGGGCTGACGATGAGCGGCAAGGACGCCAAGGCCGCCGAGGTGCTGAACGACGCGATGGACCGCCTGCGGGCGGTGCTGGCCAAACTGGCGTTTGACGTCGGCGCGGCGCTGGGCGACACGCTGACGGACATTGCCGACAAAATCAGCACAGTCATCGTGGCCGTGAGCGAATGGGCCAAGGACAACCGGGGAGCGATCAAGATCGCCCTGGCGGTGGCTGCGGCCGTCACGGCTGTCGGCGGGGCTCTGGTGGCCGTCGGGACGGCGTTTTCGGTGGCGGCGTTCGCCATCGGCGGCCTGGTCGTGGCGCTGAAGGCGTTGCCGATCATCGCGGCGGCGGCCGCCGTGGGGTTTCTGCTGCAACGCATGGGGCTGGTCGGCAAGGCGGTCGCGTGGGTTCGCGGACAAGTGGAGAGCCTTCGGGAGGCGTTCGGGGGCGTGGCGGCGGCGATCCGGGCAGGCAACCTGGCCCAGGCGATGGAGATTGCCGTCCTGGCGATCAAGGTCAAGTGGACCGAACTGGTGGGGTGGCTTAAGGGCATCTGGTCCGATCTGGAGGTCTGGTTCTTCGCGAGTTTTCGCGACATCTGGGACGGGTTCCGGTCGGCCGCAGAATTGGCGATGCACGCGGTGATGCGCGGGTTCTTCAGCATGATTGGCCTGGTGCGCAAGGTGGCCCTGGCCCTCCCCGGCGGCAAGCGTATCTGGTCGGAGATCGGCGGCGAGACCCTGGACCGCTGGAACGCATGGGAGCAGGACGACCATCGCCGCCGTATGGCCCAGATCAGCGCCGAGAACCAGGCCAAGCTCCGGGGCTACCAGAGCGAGGCCGACGCGGCCAAGGCCGCCGAGGCGGAGAAGGCCGCCGCCGCACGGAAGGCACTGGACGAGGCAATCAAACGGGCCAAGCGTCCGGTGAAGGCCGCTATCGACTATGAGGCTCTGAAGCGGACTGGCAAGAACGTCCAGGCCCTGGCCGCCGGCGGTCCGGTTCAAGGCGCATTCGGCGCGTTGAGTGCCCGGGCGCTGGCGGCCATGAACAGCCCGATGGACCGGATCGCCGACGCCACGGAAGCGACGGCGGACAACACCGCACGCATTGCCCGCAACCACGATGTGGCCGCGGCGATCTTCGAGTAGGAGGCCGGCGTTATGCCCGCAACCGCCGAACAGGGATTCGAGGTGGTCCTGGCGAGCCGGTCCAAGGAGTGCCACTGGATCGTGCGCGGCACGGACGATGAGGCCACCGCCCTGGCGGCGCTGGCGGCCGAAGCGCCCACCACGTCGGGCATGCTGACGCGAAGCGACGTTGAGGTCAAGGCCGTGGGGCCGAACCTGTGGGAAGGCAGGGTCACCTACGGCCCGACCGGCGGGGCGACCGAGCCCCTTGAAGAGGGCGAGACGGCTATCACGTTTGAGACGGGCGGAGCGACACAACACATTCTCCAGAGTCTTGCCACTAGCGACACCAGCGGCACCGCCGGCGACGATCCGGCTGATTACGGGCAGGCCATCGGCGTAGAGATTGTGGACGGCCGCGCCCAGGTGAAGGGCTGCGAAATTGAGCGGACAGCGTTCAAGTTTTCGGTGACGAAGTGCTTTGCGTTTGCCAGTCTACCGGACGCCGGCGACGTGTTCCGGTTGACCGCGAAGACCAACGACGATACGTTCGCCGTGACCGATTCGCGGGTGGGCCTGTCTCTGTCGTTCGCGGCCGGTGAGGTGCTGTTCCTTGGCGCATCGTTCAACGGACCGCGGGGCGATGACCTGGCGGAGATGACCTTCCGATTTGCTGCGAGCCCGAACCGCGAGGATGTGAATCTGGGCGGCGGCACGGCCTTGGTGGACATCGGGGGCTGGGAGTACGTGTGGGTCGTTTACAAAGAGGCGGAATCCTCAGGCGGCAAGCCGAGTGTGATTGCCGTGCCGCGGTGGGTCTATGTCGAACAGGTCTACGAGGACGGCGATTTTGACGGCCTGGGGCTGGGGGCAGGGGCATGAGCAAGAGCGACCCGTTTCGCCATGTGAAGCCCGGTGACCGCAAGATCAGCGCCACGGCGTGGAACAGAATGCTCGATGCTATTCGCCCCGTTCCTGCGGCTGTTGGCGGTGGTCCTCTTGGGTCAGAGCGGCGGATAGGTCTGGTGA